TTAGAGCTAGATAATACAGTTGTTCTTTCTAAGTTGTTTGATCCGTAAGTACCTATACCAACTTCAAATTTATCATTTTCTTCTAAAGAGTAATAAGTCGTATCTCCACTAGCCAAAACCGAGCTAAATGTTTGAAATCCAGCAGGAGCGCCTGTTAAAGATAAACCACCAACACCAGTACTAGATGTATTTTCCCTAACTCTATCGCCTATTTTTAATGCCATGAAGACATACCTCCGATATAAAAATGTTAATGTTCTTAGTTAGGGTCTGTTATATTTGGAGGTGTTGGTTTGGGGACGTTTTCTCTTTCTATTCTAAGCTCGTAAGCAACAGTATTTTCCATCAAAAAATCTCTTGTTTTTCTGTTTGCGAATTGAGATTCGGATTCAGGATTAGGTACGGTTTCAGGATTTGTTTGCGCATCGGGCGCCGAAGACGGATCGAAGTTTGGGTTTTCAATTTGCGATTGATATCCATAGTTACCACATACAGCAGTAATAACTCTTCCAACATCTTCATCCGAAATATTGACCGAAAAAACCGCCATGCCTATCTCCTTACATCAAAACTTATTATTTTATTTATATTTAGACTGTGGTGCTGCTGTTTGTTTATATTTAGAGAATGGTCTACTTGCTTATTTATTACCAAAGGAAACTTTAAGACACTTTTATTAAAATGTAAAACTACAATTCCGCCACCAAACGGTTCTGTTCTTACAAAACCATCATCTGCTACTGCCGTTTCCGAAAAAGCACTAAAACCAAACATAACAACCTCCATAATTATATACACAAAACATTGTATATAACAAAAAAAAGCCGCCCAAAATTGAGCGACTTTTCTTTTTACTTAAATCTGCACTTCTATTAGAAGGAGCCAGCAAGGACTCTACGGTTATCAAGTACGCCGAATCCGATTTCAGCCCAACCATAGTAACCCTGACGCTGGAATCTGTGAAGAGCTTCGTCTTCATAGATTTCTACAGTTTTCTTAACAGGCATCACAAAGCTATCGTTAGCAGCTTGGTCCAAGCCGATAACAAGCTCAACATCGGAACTAGCAAGCGAGCCGCCAAGATCACTAGTAAAGTACTTCTGGTACTCTTGACCATCACCGAACTCAAACACATCGTGAAGATTTACACCAAACACTCTAGTGAGAGCAGGACCATCATCGTTAGCAACATAGATTTCTCTACGGCTAACTTCGTCAAGCTGATCAACACCCCAGTTACGGATATCTTCGATAGCCTCTGGAGAAAGATAAAGATCGCTCAAGCGACCCGGAGCAGTGACACTGTTACCACCACCGTTACGACGCATGACAGTTTTCATCAAACTAACAAGCCGCTTGGTGAATTGACCAGCAGCAGCATCTGCATCGAAAACCAAGATGTTACGGTCTACAGCAGAAGCCAAAAGCGTATGCCAACCGTCGTCATTAATCTTCTTCACAAACGAAGCTTCAAGCACCTGCATGGCACGACCAACAACATTCCAGTTTGCTTCTCTAGCGTATTTAAGCAGGAAGTCAATAGAACTCGAAATGCCATAAGTGTTAATCATGACGTAATCACTTTCTACGTGACGCTCAGGAATTCTTCCGTTTCCGGGGTTTGTGTAAGCGATATGCTCACCTTCAGTTCCGGGGGCCAAGAGATCCAGTGGAAATTCTGGACTTGCTCCCGGCTCAAGAGGCATGGTTTCGTAGATCGAAGTAACAACATCGCCAAAAAGAACGCCCTCTCTGAGAGGTGTCTCAAGAGCTTTAGCGATTTCGCGCTGCGCTTCGACAGCAACAGCCTTATCTGAGCTACCAGATCTTTTTAAAAGACTGATAAACTCGTCTGATGGTCTTTGTTTAATAGACATATTATATTCTCCTATGGTTAATTATTACTTGTTAGTGTTTGGAAGGTCGATGTAAACTTTAGCGTATCCATCTTCGTCAACACCACCCAAGAATCTACCAACGATTCTACCATGACCATTTGAGTCGGTATCATCACTGATTGTATCCGAGGCAGCGATATTGCCACTATGAGCCAAGAAAGCAGGATCTCCTGCACTTGGAGCCGTTCCTTCCAAATTGTTAGTTACAACGTAACCCTTTTGGAGAAGTGCAACTTTTCCACCCTTTTGAACTTCGTCTTTATACTGGTTCAAGTGCTGGCGCGTAAGATCAATGTTAACCATATCACCAAGCAAGAGACCAACTGCAACTTTACCAGATGGTTGAGCAGCATATGTGACCAAAGCGGCGCCTTGATCCATTGCGGCACCAGAGCCTCCGGTGCTAAGAGACACAACACCGCCACGGGTGGCAGCTTCATTCATGAAGAATGAAATGTCAGTTTGAAGCGTACTTCTGTCAGTTTTAAGAGCCATTATGAATCTCCTTTAATAAAAATTACTTATTTTGTTTAGGCACAGTTTGTAAAACAGAACCAAGCCACTCGCTCGCTACGCTGCGAAGAGATTCCGCTGGATCTTCTTGTTCGTCTAGTTCCGCGATAGCAACTTCCTCTACCGGTTCTACTTGCTCAAGAGCTTCTTCGCCAGCTTCAGCGGAATCAAGTTCCTCTTCTGCTTTTGCTTCTTTCTCTTTGACGGCCTTTTCTTTCATCTTCATGGCCTTTTCTTCTTCTTTTTCTTTTTCGTCATGCTTGACGGCTTTCTTTTTCATCAAAGCAACAACCTTAGCAAAGGTGTCATCATCAGCATCTTCAAAGTCGGCCACAGTAGCCGAAGCTTCTTCTGCGTCAAGACCAGCTTCCTCAAGTTCCGCTTTACGCTTCATCAAGGCTTCTTTCTTTTGCATTTCGCGAAGTTTTTCCATTTTCTCTTTCATGTCGTCAGCAGCTTTTGCGATAGCTTCAGCTTGCTCTGCAACAACAGCTTCTTTTGCTTCCAAGGCTTCAGCCTGTTCTGCAATAGTAGCTTCAAGCGCTTGAATCTTTGACTCAAATTCTGCTTGTTGCTCTGCGACTACTTTCTCTTTTAGAACTTCATTAGCAGCTTTAGCTTCTGCTAACTCAGAGCGCAAATCGTCAATTTGCTTATCTAGTTCTGACATATCGTTCTCCTTAGTTGAAGATATAGTTAAAATTTGTGCCTCAGATTCATCAAAAAATCTATTTCCTTCCAATATTACACTACGAGGATTAGCAGGTTTTGAAACTAAGCCTTTACCAGAGAACGATAAGTTTCTCAGAAGTCTGCCAACTCTGTAGTCTTCGTATTTTCCACTTCCACCATAAGATCTTAGGTGCTTAGTAAGAAAGGCAGAGCTTTCTTCTCTGGGTACAACTCTAGTACCGCCTTCCTTATCTACTAAAGCGTAATCAAAATTGGGAAATAGACATTCCATAGAAACGAACCATTTGCCTTCTTCGATTTCTGCTAGTATTTTTTGTATTCTTTGTCTTTGATCTACGTCGCTCCACTCTTTGTAAATAACAGCGGTAGTCAATATATTAAATTCTGTAGGAGGATTTTCTGTTTCTTCAGCTATTGCAGTGCCTTGAAAGTCAACAACACGATTTCCAGTTATATGACCTATAATATCTTTTTCATCATGCATGAAATTGAAAGGCTTGTCTTCTGGGGTTGTTCTGGCTGCAAATGTTTCTTTTGGGTCAAATACATCATCATTTTTATTCCAGCCAGTACTAACTAATACAGACTCTAAATAAAACAAATCTATTTGATCTTTATTATCAGAAGCTTCAGAAGCTATGAGTTTCATAGATTCTTGCTGCTCTGTAGATGGGCTAAAACACTTAGCAACACCACAATAAGCTACGCTATTTGTAGATGATAAAAGGTCGCCTAGACCATCTTGTATTTCTGCTTTGTAAATTTCCATAAAATACCTCCAAAAACTTATACACAAATTTTTTCAATAATAGAATTTATTGCTAAAAATTGGACATTTCACCAAATGTAGCAGAATATATAAATCTCATCTCAGAAGTATTGGGATCTCTTTTGTTGCTCTTTACAAAGTCTTGCTTCTTGGCCTGTGACAAATCATAAAATGCTTGAGACGGCTTGCTTTTATTGTCTATTAGCTGTTTAACTACAGCTTCATCAATCTCCATAAATGGCTGCATTCCAGTCAATATACAAAGTTTTAGATGCTCTAACTGGTCAACTTCAGCCTTGTTTAGACTTCTAACGTTCTTTTTATCAAAATGCGCCAAAGCTACCGGAGAGACTATTTCAGATATCTTTGCCTGAGCCTCCATCGCCCATAACGTCTTGGCTGTAGCATCAGAACTTCTTGGTAGTACCCTTTTCTCTTTTCTTTTTTGGGTATCTTTGGAAAATTTTGGCCTGCCATTTTCATTAACAGGGTCAGTGTTTTTGTTGTCTATAGGAAGTTTTTTTACATCTTCTTTTATAGGCTCTTCAATAGAAGTGGGAGGAAGTCCTAAGCTTTCAAGATATTCATCATTATCCAGTACATCTTTTGTCATAGCAATTTTAGCCATATCGTTTTTGTGCTGAGGGTTATGGTATGGACTAGCCTTTTTGGGAGCGGTTGCATCATTAGTCCTTTCCCTTTCCTCTCTTCTAACTCTAACCCTTTCGATACTAGGTATTTCTCTAAATCTTTCAAGAAGCGTTTCCTGTGATATAATATCTCTATCAGCAAGATCCATAAGCAGTTTTTTCTGAGCTGCTTCGTCAGAAAGAACAATAGAATCAAAATGTATTTCCGCAGGAAAACGGAAACCCATAGCCTTCTGAACAAGTTTAATTTCGTGCCTCCAGAACCTAGAAAGAACTTCTCTTCCATATTCTAGTCTTTCTATCAAAGTTTTTAAAGATACATAATTGTTAGTGTATCCACCACTACTGCTAGCTCCAGTCAAAGTCGGTGGAATACCCAAACCAGCATAAACGCTTGTCAGAACAGGCTGGTATTTTTCGGCGCCTAAGAATCTATAAACTTGAGATTGACTTTCTGTAAATTTAAGCTCTGGCCCCCAGACCAAATCCATAGTACCGCCACCAACATTACTAGCAAGAATGTCTCTAAGCTTATTTATAGCGGCTTTTGTGGGTATAATCTTGTGATCTAAATCACCAACTGTCCACAGCCTAACGTTTGATATAGCTCCATCTAATGCGGCAATATCTGCAAGCTTCATCTTTTCTAACATTATAATATCGTCAAGAATAGCGTAAATCATTGGGTTTGCCCAAAGTAGCCAATCATCCTTTTTGTAATAATGCATCTGAACATTATCGGGATCTAGGGGAATTTTCCTTTCTCCGCTTTGCAGCCTTTTTTGGATATCTAGTGGTAATGTTTTAAATATTGTATTTGGAGTATTGTCAGTTTTAACTAAAGCCTCGTAACTATTTTTTGAAAGATTTAATACAAATTCAGGCTTACCAACCATAGCAGATCCTGTATTTTTAATATCTACTGCTAACGGATTTAAAAAGTCATAAGACCAAGGTATTTCTCTTTTTGTGACTTTTAAAGGATCTATCTTCATATCCGCCGCTAGTGAATTTCTTAGGTTTCTTTCTTGTTGTTTATTTATTTTTGCCGTATGCCTTCTGCTAACAACATTACCACATCTATATAGATAGTTTAAAAATCTTTCAGACCTATCTACGCCACCAATCTCTTGCCACCACTTTCTATAGAACTTTTCAATAGTTTTGTTGGGATGAACTAAAACAAGCCCCTGAGAAGCAAAGTCGCTCATGAGGTCAATAACATTCCTAATAATACCGACCTTATCGTAAGCCTGCATACATTGTTTAATTATACGCTTTTGACGATTAGAAACAGATTCTCCCGGTCTGAATGCATCGTAATCAGAGCGAAGAAAAGAAGTTCTAACGGAGCGGCTTGGTTCTATATCTACAAAACTTGTTTTTCTACTGTAGGCAGAAGATTTTTGAATACCATCGTAAGCCTCAACATTATCGTTAGTTTGAGCGTAAGCGTTTTGCATATCGCTAGCATTATCCCAAGTAAGATAAAGAGGTGAGTCTTCAGCATTGTCAATTTTTGACATTGGTATTGATCTCCGTGTAATAGTATTGTTAATATGATTGACAGTAATATATACACAAATTAATAAATATCTTGGACTTTATCGGAAAACCAAGCGGGGCCATAGTACATTTTTTCATTATCGTACTTAGCAGAATTGTCCTGTTGAGCAAAACCCCCAATAGCCCCGTATTCTACAACGTCTTTTTCTATTGAAAGCATTCTAGCGGACATATTAGCCATAATTAAAGAAGAGTATCTGTCTTTTCGTAGCCTATTCTTCTTTCCTGCTGCAACTTTTACTTCAGGTGTATCCCACCTCTCTCTTCCTGTTGATGTTTGTGTCATCACGATCATAGATA